AAATCCTAGGGGGTTTACGTTAGCGCCAGTAAGCGGATTTACTCCTGTTTGCTGCATTACAGCAAGGTTCTGTGGTGTAGGACCAATACTTGCGGCAGGGGGGACGTAGGCAGAATCAGGTACGCCGCCAAGCATCGCTTCGCCGAAACCCGGTTGCTGCGGAAATGAACTTGGAACAGCGCCGGGGGAAGCCACAGGGGGAGCGGGTAAGTTCGCAACTGCTCCAAAGCCTTCTGGGTCGACGCCGATAAGGGGGGGCGCTGTCGGCGCTGTTGGCGTAGTCGGCGCTACAAAACCCGCTTTAACAGCGCCGGTCTTGTCCGTAAGGCTGGTCGGCGTGTCGCCAAACAGTTGTCCCTCCCCCGTAAACGCGCTCAACGGATCCTTACTGAAAAGATTGCTGAACTGTGCTTTAGAAGCTGCGGCGCTGGCTTGTCTCGCTGCGCTGCTACCAAGAGCATCTGCAAGCGGCGAGGCCGCATACTGCGTCCCTATTTGAGTGCCAGCCGCGTCGAACACGGGAGTGGCACCAGTAAAGGAGCCGGTTATGGCGTCACCGAAATTTCCGCCTTTCATTAAAGAACCAATGCCTGCGGAAGCTACGGCGATACCACCGGAAATTAGACCTGATTTTAGTGCGTCTCCAAGGCTGCCGCCGCCCACCAGAGTTCCTATGCCGCTGCCCAAGAAGCTAGCGCCGAAAGTCCCCGCGCCAAATGCCGGTCCCAAGAACGGCACACCAAATGCAGCCGCAGCAATCGGCAGGACAATTGGCGCAGCCTTCTTTACGACCTTGGCAACTTTTTTGACGACCTTCTTGACCGCCCTAAACACACTCTTGAAGAAAAACTCAGGAAGACCTGTAACAGGGTTTATGCTGTTAAGCTCGTTGCCGACCACAAATTCCTGCGGATCCAAACCCATCTCTTCCATTTGTTTGAAGAGAAGGGCTCTAACCTTTGGGTTTGCGTTAAGCACTTCCATCGGGACGACAGTTTCACCTTCGGCAGCGTGAACAACATAAATGTCTCCGTTGCGTCCATACTCTGCAAGCTTCTGAGCCTGACCGTGCATAGAGGCAATTCCAACGGGAGCCAGTTCGTATTCCGGAGAAGAATCAACAAAGGACTGGAGTCCTTTATTAGATACGGTGTGAGTTTGCTGTAGCATCAGGAAAGCTCCAAAACATTTGCAAAGACGTTTATCTTTGCCGCTGTATCACAGTTGAATATGAGCGTGTCGCTGGCTTCCAGAACGAAAGGACCGGCAAGAGACACGTCTGCGAGAGTTCCTATGCTATTCTTCTCCAGTGTAACGGTCGTGGAGGAGGAACTGTCGGTAATCTTTGGGTAAACCACTATAGTCCCGGAGTGACTATTATACAAATTTATATTCTTGACAACGGCTTGGGTCGCCGCAGGACAGGTGTAAACCGTCACATCTCCGGTGGATCCGACAACTGTAGCTATATTTTTGTATGCGGATGCCATCAGTCCATAAACCAGTTCAATCCATTGGTGTCATCCTCGCCGCTGATCACAGCCGGAAAGTCTATCTTGGTAAGGGCCATCTCTAGATCACGCAAAATGCGGACGAACGTGTCCGCATCGTACTCGTCGGGAGCCGTTGGCATACTGTGATCAAGCAGACTTGCCATTAACGCCTCCCGTCTGGACGTATATCCAAGCGAAGATCNCCTAGCGTCCAAGTTATNTCGGTTGCGGAGCTTTCAATCCTTAGTGCAATCTGGCGGGACCGGCTTCTAAGAAATGCCTGTTCAGTACTTGACTTAACGGCGTTGGTGGAATTAGTTGCCAAGCTGTCTCCGGGGTAATTCCGCGTCTTTAATATGTAGTTTACCGAAGCATCCGCATCGCTGCTGGTGATATCGATATCTGGGACCAACCGACTTACGAACATGAATTGTTCGCCGTCACCTATATCAAAGTCAGCAGACTCGATAAACGAAGTCATGGGTGATCCGTCGTTATTGTCGCCGGTCTCGTGGACATAGACAAGGTTCGCGCCACTGGCGATGCCGGAGGCCCTTGGATTGTTATGTATGCCGTAGTCAACCCAAGCTGTCCTTGATAACGTACCCAGATCCCAAGTGTTTTCTGTGAAGTTAAACTTGACGTACCTGTCTATCTCCGTCGCGTCGGCGCTTGGATAGAACCAGAAGACCTCGTCAAACATCTTGTTAGAAGCCGCAAAGCACTTAAAATTCTGCTCCAGGTTAATATCGTCAAACACATAACGCAGAAGAGTGCAGGGAATAACCTGAACGCGGCCCGTGTAAACGTAGAAGTTCTCCCGATCCATCCAAAAGACTTTGTCGCCCACCGTGGTTACAGCGTTGGGGCCAATAATAGACACGTTGTTTGCCAGCATACTGAAACCAAACGTAAACGGAGGCCCCGTAAACCGCATGGCGTGGAGCGACGTATCCGTCCAAATCAGCATTTCCTGCCGGGTCTTCTGCGCCGATATAATTTCGGAACCAGAAGATATCCGTTGAGAACCTGCCGTATTCGTTGCAGTAGGCGTCCAATCAACAGGATTCTCTTGGTCGGACCATCGAACCATTAACAAGTCTTGATCAGTTTCGCCTAAAGGATTACAGCCGAAGCAGACAACATGCCTGTCCGCGCCGGAAATCATAATCCGACGTGTTATTGTCGGTGCATCTGAAGCACCTGATTGAGAAGCAAGGTCCGTGGCCCGTGAACCAAGGCCAAGTGTTTTGTCCCAGTAGTACGGAGTTCCGTCATAGACGTTCAGGAGAAGGTCTTCTCCCCAATTGTCTTGGCTATACAGGCGAATGTTAGATCCGGTAGAAGCAGCGGTACTGGAAGACTCGCCCCACCCTACAAAGTCGTTCGCTTCCTTAACATCTACGCCGTCATCGTGGGCCGCTGCCGTAGTGCCTCGAACACCACGAACAACGCCTGCGTTAATCGTATTGGTAGACTTTCCTGTGTATTGGATTAACTCGCTGTCGATCAGCATCAGCCCAACGAAGGTCACTGAATCTCCGCTTGATGACGTTGCCGCAGTGGTGCCGTCGTCGGCGCGGGTAAGATCCCCAAATACGTTACTTACATTGGTTCCGTATCGTATCTTCTCGCTGCCAATCAATATTGTACCCTTGCTCGGAAACCCGCTGGAATCCGCAACAGGTATTGAAGAGCTTATGACTGTCAGGTTTGCGCCGGTAGTGGTTGCAGCGGTTTCAAAGGAAGCTGCGCTGGTAAGCGTAAAGGAAGTAACGCTAGCGTCTATACCACCGCTGTCATTAAGAGTGGTCTGAGCGTAACCCGTAGACAAACCGCCCCAGAGACCCGCGCCAAAACCTGTCCCACTAACAACCGTGTTAAGTCCCGTGTTGATCTGGTAGTTAGCGATAACAGCAGATCCGCCTCCCGCAGTGCTCCCGGAAGAGGCTGTTCCAGCCGTAGTGATCTGATAGCTGTTAGAATCAACAACGGTAACTTGATGTTCCGTGTTTAACTGCGCGGCGGTTATGCCATCTGTAGTGGTCGCACCGCTAAAAGTAACGAAGTCACCTGTCACTGCTCCATGTGCTGCTGCGGTTACAGTGACTACAGCGGAACTTGCAGCACCCGTTTTCAACGGGTCGGACCCAAGCGTAACCGTAGATCGTATCGGAGTGATGTCGTTGTAACCGCCACCCTCTTCAATGTAGAACTTGGTTTCCGTGCCAAGGCCCATGAATTTGGATCCGTCGAGCGCCGCCCAGACGTGCAGGGAACGACCCGTGCCGTATATGGTGTTGCTGCTCAGACGCTCCCAGCCGCCCATCTTCTCAGGACGACCCTTACGAAACCGTATCAAGTCAGAATTAAACCAGCCGTTCTCGTCACCGTAGGACGTAGTCTCGCGGTTTACTCCAGGTCTAAACTGTATTTTAGACAGAGGCATTTACTAGCTTCCCAACTCAGGCCAATCATAAAGGATACCTAATTTTCGGTCATTCATTCCAGCGCCTTGCGTTCAGCGATAAATTTTGCCTTAATATCGGCAAAATCCGTGTCCGTGACATCCGCAATGACCGAGAGGATCGCTTTCATGTCCGCGAATTGCTCAGTGTCAAATCGCGCCAAAGC